ATCTTCAAGTTTAAGAGGAAAAACAAATGGTTATGGATTAGCAAGTAACACAACTATACCTGAAAATCCAGTATCATTTACAGTTACTGCAAGTATTAAACCTCGTATAGTAACTAAAGGAGCTATTAATGTAACTCCACCTGAAGAAATATCACCTACATTGCCAAAGGCGATAGATTTTAAACCAGTAACACCTAAAATAAACTCACCAAAAGCACCAAAAATTGAAATTCCTGAAATAAAACCACCTAGCACAGGAAATGGGGATGATATGTACATAAAGAAAGGTTCTCAGAATGATAAATTTATTGGAACTCTTAGTATAAGATAAAAATATTTACATCCTGTTATTAAAGTATAAAAAGTAAAGTAAAAGAAAATTTGAAGTAATAAAAAAGGAATGATTAAAAAAATAGAAAAGTAACTATCAAACATATAAAATATACCTCCAAAGTTTTTTAATAAATTATAGCTTTTAAGAGGTTAAAAATCAAATAAAAGGTGGAGGAGATGAACGATAAAAATAATTTAGTAGTATTTGAAAATACAGAGCTTCAAGTGGTGGTAAACAATAATCATGAAATTGAAATGGATATGGACGAATTAGCAAAAGCATTAGGATTTAAAGATAAAGATAGTTTTAAAAGTATTATTTTAAGAAATCCAGAGTTACAAAGTCCAGAGTTTTCAAAAATAAAGAAAGTTTTAAGCAATGAAGGAGGAGTGTTAAAGAAAAGAGATAAAAGAGTATTTAATCAAGATGGAATCTTTGAAATTTCTTATTTAGCAAATACAAATAGAGCTAAAGAGTTCAGAAAATTTATAAAAACATTTTCAAAAGAAATGATAACAAGAATTAAAAATAATCAAATAGCTTTAAATCAAGGAGTTCCAGCACTACAAACAAAGATAGAACCAAAAATAGATCAAATGTTGGAATTAGTAACTCAGAGAGATGATGAAATAGCAAACATATTTGAATTTTTTGAAAAAGCAAAAACATATTTTGAAATGATTGGAGTGATGCAAGAAGATATAAAACTAATAAAAAGTAAGATGGATGAAATTGTTGATGCTGTTAATGAACTAAGTGGTGAAGTGTATGGAGATGAAGATGGAGGAAAACAATAAATTTTATTTCGATTTATTAAGTCTTGAATCAGAAATGAACTACAGAGACTATTCAATTTCAACTCGAAGAACATACAAAAGAATAGTAAAAGAATTTTTAGAATCAACTAATAAGGATGTGATAGATGTAAAGAAAGAAGATGTAACAAGATTTTTAGATAATAAATTAATGGAATTATCAGTAAATACTATACTTGTAGAACTTAATGCTTTGGAGTTTTTCTTTGAAGAAATATTAGGATTAGATGTAACTGAAAATATTAGAAAGTATAAAAGAGTCTTTAAAAGAAAAGACTTTATAACAATAGAGCAGTTTAATATATTGGTAGCTTCAGTACCTGAAAGGGAGAGACTTATGTACTTAGTTCTTAAAGAATTAGGTTTATTTTTCAAAGAGATTGTAGAAATAAAGGTTGAAGATATTGACTATCCAGCTTCAACAATATTAGGAAGGAAAGTAAGCAAGGATCTAATAAAAAATCTATTGCAATATGCTGAAAAGCATGAGCTTGAAAATGAAATTTTTCCATTTGAGCTAACTACCTTATGGAAAAGCAACAAATTAAATACAAAGAAATATTTAGGAAGAGTATGTAGTTTTGACGATATGAAACATTCAATAGCTTTAGAGCTATATATAAAACCAGGAAAAGAAGAGGAGGCAGTTGAGTATTTAAGATTGAAAGATAGATACAGTTTAAGACAATATTATAAGAGAGTAGGTTATCAATATTTTAATTATTAAAAAAAGGACATCATGCTCGGCAAAGCTATGGTGTCCCAAATAAAAAAAACAACACTTTGATTATATCAAAAAGGAGAAGAAATGGAAAGAATAAATTTTTTAAAAGGAATGCTTGAACACTTAAGAAAGCATCCAAACATATATAAAAAGATGATTTTAAAGATAGAAAAGGAGCTTGAAAATGTGTATAGAACAGAAGGTAGAGCAATATAGAGAAAAATTAATTAGAATAACAGAAATAAAAAAGAATTTAATTGATGCAGAAATAAGTTTGCAAAAGGTAATGCAGGAACTTAATCTAAGTCAATATGAATTCAAAAAGCTTTTAAATGGTGAATTAGAAGAAAGAGAAGCTGAGGTACTAGCATTATGTGATAAAGTTCCAGCTTATGTAAAGAATAGAGATAAAAGAGTAAAAACATTTCAAAAGTCACTGTTACAAAGAGATTTGACATTGAAAGATTTTTGTAAAAATGAAAAATTAGATGAAAAGAAGGTATATAGAGCATTAAGAGGGCTTAATGCAGAAAGAGATCTAGAGACTGAAAAGGGAATTGAAAGGGCTTTGAATGTAAGGATCTTTTAGAAAGGAGCTTTTATGACAAAAGAATACTTATTAGAAGATTTACAAAGACTCTTTGAAAAAACTAGAACTCAGGCTTTAAGATTTGCACAAGTTCAAGGCTGGACTGTTGAAAAGAAAAAAATTGGAAAAGTTTATAAGAATGTCTATAAGGCTTCTGAAATTGATGCTTATATATCATCATTAGTAGAAGTTAAGGAAGAAAAAGAAAAGAAAGTAGCAACTAGGACAGTGGCAAAGAAAGAGGCAACAGCAATTGATGAGCTACCAGGTTGGAATCAACGGGTTGCTAATGCAAGATTTATTCTTTGCATGAAACTGGAAGAAAAGTATGAGGAAGGTGGAGATAGTAAGGAAGAAATAATAAAAAAGTTTGTAAATGATGTAGATAGGAACTATCCTCAACAAATGGAGATTTTAAAGAAGTTGACAGTGCCTACACTTCGTAGATGGTGGGGAGTATATATAAAAAATAAACATAATCCATTGGCTTTAGCTTCTGGACATGGAACAACTAAAGGAATAAGAAGAGTAGAAAAAGAAGTTTTAGAATTTGCTAAAATGCTATATTTTAGTAAAAATAAACCAAAAATTTCATTTGTATTTGAAAGAGTTGTAGCAAGATATGGAGTTGAAGCAATTAGTTATGGGACTCTAAGAAATTATCTTAATAAGGATATAAATATTATTGAAAAAGATAAGGCAAGAATGGGAAACAAAGAGTTCAAAGACACTTATACACCATTTATTGAAAGAAGTTATGAAGATATTAAAGCTGGAGAAGTTTGGATGTCAGATGGGCATGATTTGGAAATGATGTGTTATCAAGGTGATAAGAAAAAATCAAATGGTGATAGATACTTTGGCTCTCCAAAGTTAATAGTTTGGATTGATGTAAAAAGTAGGTTTATAGTTGGTTGGAGTCTGGCATGGAGTGAAACAACTGAAGCTATAGCTATAGCTTTAAAAAGAGGGATTGAAAAATATGGAGTACCTCAGCATTTATACACTGATAACGGGAAGGCATATAAATCTAAAGTTTTGAAAGGAACTGATGAACTAGATGGGATATATGCAAGTTTAGGAATAAATGTAGATCATGCAAGAGCATACAATGCTCAAGCAAAGCACATAGAAAGATGGTTTGTTGATTTCAAAGAAAGCTTTACAAAGCAATTTGCAACTTATAAAGGTGGAAATATTATAGAAAGACCTGAGCATCTTAGAAGTTTTGCAATGCAAAAATTGGATAAAGGAGAAATCTTAGAACAATGGGAGCTTGAAGAGCTGATAGAAAAGTTTATAGAAACTAAAAACCATAATTATTATGCTTTAAGAAGAGCAGCAGGACTGAAAGCTCACAGAGGTAGAGGAATGAACAACAGAACACCATTGGAAGTATTTCAAGAAGAAAATCCAATTTCAAATAGAAAAATGTTATCAGATCAGGAACTTAGATTACTATTCTTGTATGAAGAAATAAGAACTATAAAGCAAAATGGTATTGAATTTATGGGAAATACTTATGTAAATGAATACCTATATTATCACCAAACTGAGAAATGTAAGATTAAGTATGATCCTCATGATTTAAGTTATATCTTTGTTTATCAGGAAACAGGGGAATTTTTATGTAAAGCTGAGCAATTAGGACTTGCTGGTTGGAAAGATGTTACTGCTATTAAAACACATAAGAAAAGACTTCAAAAAATTAGTAAGTTAAGTAAAGAGATTATGGGAATAAGAGAAGACATAAGAGATGATTTAGATTTAATTGATGCGACAATAGTTGAAGACACTAAGGCTATAGAAAACAAGAAAAAGAATGAAAAAGAAAGAATACTTATAGGTGAAGGAATATACTTAGAAGATTAGGAGGAATCATGGACGATTTAAGAACTAGATTAGAAATTTTTTCAGAAGATAATAACATGAGCTTTACAAAAATAGCAAAAGCTATGGGTGTAGGAGCTAGTACATTAAGTGAATGGAGAAAAGGAACATACTCAGGAGACAATGAAGCATTTTCTGAAAAAGTAAGTGACTTTTTAGATAGACATAAAAGAAAAATAAAAAGAATAAATTTTTCAGTAAATACAGAAACTAAAAAGAGAGTTTTTCATGTGTTGAATACTATAAAGAAGTATGTATCTTCTAATATAACTGAAGGGATTATAGAAAGCTCTAAGATAGGTTATATATACGGAAGGGCAGGATTAGGAAAAACTCATGCTTTACAAGAATGGTTAAAAACTTATGGTGGTAGGGGAGTTTTAATAACAGCAGAAAATGGGATATCTAGTGTTGGACTTATTAAAAAAATAGCAAAAGAATTAAAACTTGATACAACAGGAAGTTCTGAAACTCTAAAAGATAGGATAAAAGATGCTATAAAACTAACAGAAACCATCATCATTATTGATGAAGGTGAACATTTAAAAGCAAATGTAATTGATATTGTAAGAAGCATAGCTGACCAAACAGGGGTTGGTGTAGTTATTGCAGGAACTGAAGTTTTAAAAAGTAAAATTTTATCGAGGAAAAAGGAATACGAATACTTATATTCAAGAGCTGTTGTAAATATTTCCTTAAAAGATTTAGCAATAGATGATGTTTCAAATATTGTAAAAGAATTTTTAAAAAATGAAATAGAACTATATAAAGAAACTGAGCTTCAAACATTAATCAGCTACATAAATATAGTTGTAAGAGGTTCAGCAAGAAACTTAGCAAATGTTTTAACTTCAAGCTATGAAATAGCTTTACAAAATAACTCATTAAAAATTGAAAAGAAATATATAGATGCTGCATTATCAACTCTAGCATTATAAAAAAGGGGGAACTATGAAAGATAAGGTATTGACTGAAGAAGCTAAGAAAATTTTAAAACAAGAATATGGGAAAGATGCTTTAAAAATTGATAAGGAATTAAATGAACTAGCTACTCTTTCAGTAAAAAGAAAGAACTACATTCAAGCAGCTAACAAAGGGAATTCAAAAGCTAGGGAAAACTATGTAAAAATTACTGAAGAAATAAAAAAAATTGTAGTACAAATAAACAAAAAACTTTCAAAAAATTAGTGTTGATTTGAATTGTGTTAAATGGAATTAGCAAGGCAAGGGAGAGAATAATATGAGAAAAAAACTAGCAATTGTTGTAGCTTCTATATTAATTGTTGCTAATAATCAAGGAGGTTCAAATGCGGAAGTTAGAAAAAGGTGATATTGTAAATTGTATTGTTGCTGAAACTGGAGAACTTACAGAAGGAAAGAAATATAAAATATTAAATGTAAATTCAAGAATCATTCAAGTTGAAATTATCAATGATAAAAAAGAGAAAAAAAGTTATTTAAGTGTGAGATTTGACAAGGAGGAATTATGAGTACATGGGCTTTAATAGGATTGTCAATAGCTTTATTAATAGCTGGTTTTAATATAGGTTACGACTGTAGACATTTTTTTTATAAAAAATACAAATACTGGATTTGTTGCTATTATTGTGTAGATGGAGTAGGTTCTGTTGGTAGCTGGGCATTTACTTTTCCTGAAGAAATGACTAGCAGACAATTAAAAGCTTTTAGAGAACAACAAATTGAAAATATGAAGAACGAGTTTAAGACATCAGATGTGAGATTTGTTATCATAGATTTCAAAAGATTAAAGGACTAAATATGGAATTTAAAGACTTATATATAATTGATGGAATAGTTTACTTATACAAATATAATAATGGAGTTTATGCAGTATTAGAAGATGTACTGACAGGCTATGAAGAATTTATAAGATTGGAGGAGTTAAAACAATATGAGTATAAAAATTTATTGTGAAAATTGTGGAGCTGAGATAAAAGATGGAGAGAAATTTTATGAAGCTTGTCTTGGAGAGTTCTATTGCAAAGACTGTGTTAAAGAACAGACTTTAACTTATTTTACTGTTGATTCTGAACCTATAGGAACAAATGAAGACACAGGGATTTACTTTAATCATAAGCAATTAAAAGAAGAAATTGAGCAAAAAATTAAAGAGATCAATAAATGTATAGAGATTTACAAAAATGATAAGACAAGAGGTGGACAATTTACATTTAATTTCTTTAAGGAAAGAAAAAGACTACTAGAAGAAAAACTACAAGAATTTAAATAGGAGGAATTATGGACATTAAAAATCTAACTGCTGAAGAAAAAGAGGCACTAAGAAAACAATTTTTAGAAGAAGAAAAAAGTAAGGAAGCTAAAAGAAAAGAAAAGATAGAAGCTTATAAAAAGCTTGTTGATGAAACAGTAATGAATTCAATGAAGAAAGTGAAAGAAGTTTCAGCACAAATTGCAATGACTAAGAAAGAAGTATTTGATGATTTCAAGAGCATAACTGAATTAAAAGCTGAACTATATGGAGTAAATGATAAGCAACAGTCTCATACATTTACAAGTAGTGATGGGAAGTTCACTATAACACTAGGTCATAGAATGCTTGACAGTTTTGACGATACAGTTCACTCAGGGATAGAAAAGGTTAAAAGCTATATTTATAAATCTGTTCAGGATGAAAATAGTCATTTACTTGAAATAGTAAATTTACTATTAAAGAAAGATAAAAACGGTAACCTGAAGGCTTCAAGAGTTATGGAGCTGGAGAAAATAGCTGGAAATATAGATGATGCTGAACTAACTGAAGGAGTTAAAATAATAAAAGAAGCTTGGAAACCTCAGAAGTCTAAGACATTTATAGAAGCATACTATAAAGATGAAAATGGGAACAAAGTCAATATTCCTCTTTCTATGACTACAGTAATGGAGGACTTGAAAAATGAAGGAAATAAAGAAACATCAAATTAAATATATTCATACTTTAAAGCATAAAGCAGGCTTAAAAGATGAAGATTATAGACTACTTTTAAAAAGTAAATTTAATAAGAATTCTAGTAAGGATCTCAGCTATAACCAAGCTGAGATTCTTATAAAAATCTTAGATAGATTAATTAATGACTATGCAACAGAAAAGCAAAAAAACAAGTTAAATTCACTATATAGCAAAGTTTACAAGGAAAAAGATAAAAAAGAATTTATTGAACACTATCTTGGAAAAAATAAAACAATGGATAATATGACAGTAAAAGAGTGTAGTAAATTAATTTATGTTCTAGAAGAGATACTTGAATGGCAAGAAAAAAGAAAACTGAAAAAATCTAATTTGGAGGTTAAAAATGTGGAAGTGTAAAAAGTGTGGAGAGGAAGTAGGAATAAGAAAAGGAATTTTATATAAATTAGATTCAAAGAAAGAAACTACTGGGGATGATTTAAGTTTTTATGACAATGAATTTTATGAATGTTCACATTGTCATAATCATTCACATTCAAATTTAGAAGATATAGCTGATTGGGAGGAAGATTAATGAAAGAAATAAATATAACAAAACACGCTTTAATGAGATATGCTTCAAGAGTACATAATGCAAACATTGTAAGTGATAGAACTTGGGATATTTGGAAAAAAGCAAATGAAGATAAAATTCAAGAATTAGAAACAAATTTAAAAATTGAATTAGGAAGACTAGAATATATCTGTACAGCTTCGTATGATAAACATAAAAAAGCTGAGTTCTATATAAATAAGGATAAAATGATGACTTATGTAATTGTTGAGTCAAGTTTAGTTACTTGTTATCCTATAAATTATGAATTGGATGCTGAAGGAAACAAGGCAATTTTAAATATCTTACTAGAAAACTTAAAAAGAGCTAAAATTGCTGAGGATAATTTTGAAGATAATTACTTTAAAGAAAAAGATAATTTAAAACAAGAAAAAGAATTAATCCAAGCTGAGATAGAGCTTTTAAATTCTAAATTGAAAAAACTACAAGAAAAAAGAGCAGGAATTGAAAGTAGGCAACTTGAAATAATTGGAGAACAACAAGAACTTAGAAACGTTATAAAAGTAGCTGAAGAAAAGATAGTAAGGAGTAAATTAGCACTATAATTATAAGGTGATAAAATGGAAAGTACTGAAATTTTGGAGTTAATAAGGAAAGCTAAGGCTGGAGACAATGAAGCTACTGAAAAGCTAATTGAAAGGTACTTGAACACTGTTAGAAAGATAAATAACAAATGGGGTGGAACAGATGATGGATTCCAGGAAGGGATACTTGGAATTTACCAGGCAATTAAAACATTTGATGAAAGCTATAATACAAAGTTTATGACACATCTATATTTTCATATAGAAGCTAAGATTAGAAAATATATAGATAAAGAAAGATATAGAGTGCCTCAGTATGTCATAGAGAGCATTAAAAAGGGTGAGCAAGAAAGAGTATATTTTTCAGGAATTGAAGATCTTGAAATTGGAGATGAAAATATAAAAATAGATAATTTAGAAAATAAAGTACTTGTAGAAAATTTACTAAATTGTTGCACAAAGAAAGAAAGGCAAATATTGGATCTCTTATTTTTTAAAGGTTATTCAGGAGAGGAGATAGCTAAGAAATTTGGAATGTCAAGGCAATGGGTTCATAGTATGAAACATAGAGCATTTGAAAAAATTAGAGAGAATATAAGATAAAAGAGAGGTCTAATCCTCTCTTTTTAATTGAATTTCTTTTTTTAAAATTAAATTTTTTAATTCTTCTAAGTCATCTAAAGTAGCATGATTATTAATAAAACTACGGGCTGTTGAACGGTATGATAAATATTGATTTTTTTTTGGATTTTTCTCTCTATACGACTTATTTGCTTTTTTTTGAGATTCTGATACAGCCATAAAGTCCTCCTTTTACACAAATTTTAAAATAATAGATACTGTAACTGCAATGATTCCTAAAACTAAAATTAATATTTGAATTTTTTCTTTAGACATAGTATAATTGAGTAAGAGATAAGGTACTTGGGGAATTTCTTCCCCTTTCCCTTTTAGGCCCGGTATGGTAACGGCTTTGACTTTGGTAGCCACATTAATCGGCCTATTGTTACAGCCTAAGGATGCACTTATCGTATTTATCATTTATATTTTGCTTGGTGCAGTTGGGTTACCAGTATTTGTTGGCGGTACGGCTGGTCTTGGCAAATTGTTGGGACCAACAGGTGGCTTTATTTTTTCTTGGCCAGTTGCATATACATTACTAAGTATATTTAAAGGTTCTAAAAAAAGCTTTTTCTCTTATGCCTGGCGATCTCTTGTGATTACCATTCCTGTAGTGTACCTCTTTGGTGTAGCAGGTTTTATGATTGTTACAAAAACAGAACTTTGGGCGGCCTTGCCTGTAGTCATGTTCCCATTTATTCCTGGAGATATCGTAAAATGTCTGGTTGCTTCTTGGTTAGCAACTAAAGTTAAAATTTAGAATACAATTAAAGTGGCATTCTGCGGGATGCCTCTTTTTTGCTTTTAATAGAAGGAGTATATATGTCAGTATATATTCATGGTGGGCTTAGAAGTCCTATCGGCGTTTTAAATGGACAATATAAACATATGAGACCCGAGATTTTGGGCTCTCAAGTAATTGATGAAATAATTAATCGTTATTCTATTTCACATATAGATGGAATCTTCTGTGGTAATGCAGTTGGTACTGGTGGTAACCTTGGCCGTCTCATGGGTCTTATGTGTAATTTACCAAATTATGTGCCTGCTATCACCGTTGATATGCAATGTGCCTCAGCTTTGATGAGTATTGAGATAGCATATGCACATATTGTGTCTGGTATTATGGACTCTGCTATTGCAGGCGGTATTGAAAGTTCGTCGTTACAGCCAGAGCGGGTGTATGCATCTGGGGATGACCGAGAAGGTGCCTATAAGGTCGCTCAATTTACGCCCCAAGATCAATCTCCTTTAGCCATGCTTGAAGGGGCCGAGCGGACTATTCATAAGCACAATGTAACAAAGGAAGATTTATATCCGCATATTATTGGCAGTCATCAAAGAGCATCAGCAGCTTTAGATAACCCATATTTACAGTCATATATTATGCCTATTACTATAGATGGTAAAAGATGTATAGATGAATGTATTCGACCTACGATGAACGAGAAACTCTTGTCTAGGATGAAACCTTTGTTGGGAGCTGACTCTATTACAAATGCAGGCAATGCGTGTTTAACTCATGATGGAGCGGCCTTTGTATATTTATCTAATAAAAAAGGTCCTTTTAAAATTCATAGCGTTAAACCTTGGGCAGGAAATCCTCAGTTTAGTCCGGAGGGCGCTCTTGAAAGCACAGAAGGCATTTTAAAACGTACAGGTTTAACTATGGATGATATTGACGTAGTGGAATGGAATGAAGCCTTTGCCATTATTGATGTTCTTTTTGATAAGACTTATCCAAATCATATTGGGAAATATAACATGTTTGGTGGAGCGTTAGCTTATGGGCATCCCTATGGATGTTCTGGCGCCATATTAGTGCTTCACTGTATGGCTGCTTTAGAATCTTGTGGTGGACGTTTTGGTTTAAGCGCTATTGCTGGTGCAGGAGGCACAGGATCGGCTTTAATTATGGAACGTATGTAATATGACAATTATTGAACGCTTACAACAGTATAAAGAGTTAGAGCCCCATAAAATTGCCCTAATTGTAGATGACATACAATATACATATGGTGAACTATATGATGCTATTCTATCGGTCGGTATTAATAATACAAGTCGCATTGTAAATCTTACTCAGTCTAAAAAGACATTAAATACTAAGATTCTTTTAATTCAGGAACTGTCGTTTGTTGAACAACTTACACAGTGGCTTGGGGCATTACATAAAGGTAATATTCCTATGGTATGTCACAATGAGATGGATACGGCTTATGTAGATGAGCTAGCTCGTGTTATAGCCTATGAAGGTGTACCGCCATTAGCTGATTTTGGGGTACTTACATCGGGGACTACGGGACAACCAAAACCTTTGTGGAGACGAGAAATGTCTTGGCGCGATTTTTTTGATATTCAAAATGATATTTTTCATATAAACAAAGATACTAAAATCTTTTTACAGGGAAGCTTTAGTTTCACAGGTGTTAGCAATATGGTCATTGCCTCTTTATGGGCTGGAGGGACCGTTGTTACTACGAGTTCATTGCGTCCTAGTAGATGGATACAGCTCATAGAGGAATACAATGTAGACCATATATATGCATTACCAACAAAACTACGATTATTGGTACGACACTGTAAAAGTAAATTATCATCCATTAAATACATCATTGCAGGATCTCAAGTTCTGGATCGACAATTAATGGAACAGTTACAACATATATGCCCTGATATGGAGTTTATCTTGTACTATGGTGCATCAGAGCTTAACTATATAACGTATTGCACTGGTAAAGAATGGTTAGCGCGAGAAGGTACGGTAGGGAGACCATTTCCAACCGTGAAAATCGCAGAGAATGATAATGTCATTTATGTGACAACAAATTATCGTATTGAAGGGATTCCCAATACGTATACTGTAAATGATTGTGGATACATTGATAGTGACGGGTATCTTATGTTTAATGGGAGAGCAGGCGACGTAATCAATAAAGGGGGATATAAAATTTCTATTCCAGAGATGGAATTGTATTTACAATCCTTACAAGGGGTTTCCGAGGTTGCTATAATTGATATTACTGATGAGATACGAGGGGAAGACTACGTAGTTTATATGGTGCTAGATGGTGAGGCTAGATTGAGTGAAGTTATAGAACTTATTCATAATAAAAGACCTCCTGTAGAGTGGCCAAAAGCTATAATAGAAATTCCTGTGTTACCCCTTACGGAATGCTCAAAAGTTGATAAACGAAAGTTAAAAGAGTGGTATAATAAAGGGTAAACATTTTTTGTACTACAAGGAGGCATCATGCAGATTAATAAGGCGGCGCTAGAGATTTTCGACTTTACATCCTCGTTAGCTGTATATTCTGAACATGAATTAAAGGTTGGGGATCAAGCTATACAAGATTATATAGCAAATCATGTAGTTAAGGCTTTTAAAGATCCAGGGGCTAGAACCGGAATCTTACATGATGCGAGCCCTGTGGGCAAACAATTATTAGATTATAAAAATGGAGAGCTTAAGTTTATTGATTTATGTAAGAATTTAGGTGAAAGCTTATTTTCTTACATGAAACAAGCTACTGATTCTGTTGTTATTGATACAATTATCTGTGAAGCCGTTACGGATACGCCTTATGTTTGTATTCTTTTGTGTCAAGCTCATGATGCTTTTACCCATCAATTATTCAGTGAAGATGATGGTACATTGGCTACAGAACTTGTTTCTCATAAGGCAGTACTACCTATGCCATCACAAAAATTACGTGCCTTTGCATCCATTAATTTGCATGATTTTAGCGTTCGAATTTTTGAACCTAAAGGGGAATTTGATGGTGAGGTATCCTATATCCTAGCAGATAAGGTCTTGCAATTAGGGACTAATCAATCCTCGCGAGATACGGTGAGAAAGGTAAAGACTATCGTAGATAAGGTGGCTCAAGCTCATGAGTCTGATGGCGTTGTTGAGTTGACAACCGCTAAATCTATGATTGCTAAAAATGCAGAAGTATCAGATACCGTTGATCCTGTTCGTATTGTAGAAGAGGTATTTAAAGCGAATCCTATTCAACAAGAGGCGGCAAAGAAAGAATTAGCTGATGCGGATATGCTGCGTCCTTTGCCAGTCAATCGTGAGTTTGCCACGAAGGTTGGAGAGCATCATAAGATTAAAACAGATACAGGTATTGAGATTTCATTTCCTGTGAAATATATGAAAAATCGTGAGTTTATTGAGATAAAAACTAATGATGATGGTACTTTGCGTATTGAATTAAAAAATATTAATAAAATCGTAAATAAATAGTAATGAAAAATTATATTTGTCTATAGAAATATATTATGTAATATGTAATGATTAAATTTATTTGCTATGCTAGTATATGGAGGTTATGATGAGTAAAGAAAAACATAAAAAAACAAACGCATTACGTATTTTAGATACTCATAAGATACCTTATAGTATTAGCGAATATGAGTGGTCTGAAGAGCGTGCCGCTGGCCTTCATGTAGTAGAAGCATTAAGACTCGATGAGAAACAAGTTTTTAAAACATTAGTTGGTAAAGGTGACAAAACTGGATATGTAGTATTCTGTATTCCTGTAGCTGAAGAGTTAGATATGAAACAGGCAGCACGTGTTAGTCATAATAAGTCTGTAGAGCTTGTTCATGTTAAGGATTTGTTAGGTATTACAGGTTATTTGCGCGGTGGATGTTCTCCAGTAGGCATGAAAAAAGCATTTCCTACCTATTTTGATGCTACTATGGAACCCAAAAAGTTTGTATATGTAAGCGCAGGTTTACGCGGGATGCAAATGAAGGTAAATCCAAAGGATTTGGCATCTGTCGTAAATGCTGAATTTGTTGAACTGACAATGGACCATTAAGGGGGCCGTATGGCAAAAAAGTTTTATGCTGTTCGTCAGGGCCGTGTACGAGGAGTTTATACTACATGGTCTGACTGTGAGAAACAAGTAAAGGGCTATGGTGGTGCTATCTACAAATCATTTTCGACAGAAGTAGAAGCACGTGCTTTTGTAGAGAATTCAGGTTTGTCTTTAAGTGATTTTATGAGCGCTAAAAAGAGTGAACTTAAATTGCCACAAGAAGTGAAGTTTAAATCTATAAATTCTAGGCCTATAGGTTCTAGTTCTAGTATTCAAGGTAAAGTATCAGCAAGTGTTGTGAAACCAGATTTTACTATTCCAAACTATATGGTTGCGTATATCGATGGTAGTTATAATAAAGAGACTAATACTGTTGGGGCAGGTGGGGTTATCTTTTTGAATGGCAAGAGGAAAACTTTTTCTTTTCCCTCTACTGATGAACGATATACATCGTTTTGGAATGTAGCTGGCGAGTTGTTGGCTGCTATGCATGTTATGAAATATGCTGTTGATAATGGAATTTCTGAATGCTCACTTTATTATGATTATATGGGCATAGAAATGTGGGCTACTAAGAGATGGAAACGTAATAATGAGCTAACCAAAGAGTATTCAGCATTTTATGATTCTATAAAAAATCATGTGCGAGTATACTTTCACAAGGTGGCTGCTCATACAGGCGATACATATAATGAAATGGCTGATGCACTAGCAAAACAAGGTGCAGGTATTTAAAGATATTAGAAGGGAGGGCGCTATGAATATATGTGTTACTGGTGGGGCCGGATTTATTGGGTCCCATTTAGTTGATAGATTAATTGAATTAGGTCACGATGTTCTCGTTATAGATAATTTATCTACAGGTATGCGCTCCTTTGTACATAAAGATGCTCGATTTATTGAGATGGATGTACGAGATCCAAAATTACTATCTGTATTTGAAGAGTTTAAGCCGTCTATTGTTTTCCATGAA